TTACCCATTGGCGCGGCTTAAGAGCTTATTTTTGAATTCACAATGGTCACGATATAACCATCTTGCTCGCCCGTGGATAACTTTGGCTTTAGGCAGGTCTCCGGACTTAATCCGGTCATAGATGAAGGTTTTACCGAAGCCAGTATCAGCCATGATGAATTTCAAATCAACCAGTGAATCAGGCTGTAGTTCGTGTTGCATGAGTGCTATCTCCGAATAGGGAATCGAACCTGCAAATCAGGCAATAAAAAACCGCCATCAGGCGGCTTGGTGTTCTTTCAGTTCTTCAATTCGAATATTGGTTACGTCTGCATGTGCTATCTGCGCCCACAGCATCCAGTGGTCATAGCAGTCGTTGATGTTCTCTGCTTCGATAACTCTGTTGAATGGTTCTCCATTCCATTCACCTGTGACTCGGAAGTGCATTTATCATCTCCATAAAACAAAACTCGCCGTAGCGAGTTCAGATAAAAGAAATCCCCGCGAGTTCGAGGATTGTTATTCATTGCCGATATTCACCTTTATCGCGAACACCTTTACCGGTTTATCGCCGAAGTGCGGATGTGTGATTGTCTTGATTTCATATCCGTCATACGGGACATCAATTCTGCGACTGAAGTCGTCGCGCTTCGGATATCCCTTTGTGATAATCAGGCGGTCATATTCCCGGAACATAATTCGCTTATTCCAGTAGTCATTACACAAGCGATACTCTTCCGTTTTCTCTCCGCGAATCATGGCATCGAAGTATTCACTTTTAACAGCAAGTTGCAGGTTAGCCATCACTTAATCCCCCTTTGTTTGCGGATAAGCTCCAGATCTTGCTGGCAACTGGCGCAAGTCCGACAACCCTGAACGGCCAGTCGTCTTCGTTCATCTATCGGATCGCCACACTCACAACAATGAGTGGCAGATACAGCCAGGTGGTTCAGGCGGCGCATTTTTATTGCTGTGTTGCGCTGTAATTCTTCTATTTCTGATGCTGAATCAATGATGTCTGCCATCTTCCATTAATCCCTGAATTGTTGGTTAATACGCTTGAGGGTGAATGCGAACAATAAAAAAGGAGCCTGTAGCTCCCTGAGGATTTTGCTTTTCATGTTCACCGTTCCTTAAAGGCGCCGTTTAACATACCGATTGCCAGACTTAAATGAGTCGGTGTGAATCCCATCAGCGTTACCGTTTCGCGGTGCTTCTTCAGTACGCTACGGCAAATGTCATCGACGTTTTTATCCGGAAACTGCTGTCTGGCTTTTTTGATTTCAGAATTAGCCTGACGGGCAATACTGCGAAGGGCGTTTTCTTGCTGAGGTGTCATTGAACAAGTCCCATGTCGGCAAGCATAAGCACACAGAATATGAAGCCCGCTACCAGAAAAATGCATTCAGTGGTTGTCATACCTGGTCTCTCTCATCTGCTTCTGCTTTCGCCACCATCATTTCCAGCTTTTGTGAAAGGGATGCGGCTAACGTATGAAATTCTTCGTCTGTTTCTACTGGAATTGGCACAAACCTGACTCCAATTTGAGCGAGGCTATGTGCCATCTCGATACTTGTTCTTAACTCAACGGGAGATGCTTTGTGCATACAGCTCCCCGTTTATTATTTATCTCCTCAGCCAGCCGCTGTGCTTTCAGGGGATTTCGGATAACAGAAAGGCCGGGAAATACCCAGCCTCGCTTTGTAACGGAGTAGACGAAAGTGATCGCGCCTACCCGGATATTATCGTGAGGATGCTTCATCGCCATTGCTCCCCAAATACAAAACCAATTTCAGCCAGTGCCTCGTCCATTTTTTCGATGAACTCCGGCACCATCTCGTCAAAACTCGCCATGTACTTTTCATCCCGCTCAATCACGACATAATGCAGGCCTTCACGCTTCATACGCGGGTCATAGTTGGCAAAGTACCAGGCATCTTTTCGTGTCACCCACATGCTGTACTGCACCTGGGCCATGTAAGCCGATTTTATGGCCTCGAAACCACCGAGCCGGAACTTCATGAAATCCCGTGAGGTAAACGGGCATTTCAGCTCAAGGCCATTGCCGTCACTGCATAAACCATCGGGAGAGCAGGCGGTGCGCATACTTTCGTCGCGATAGATGATCGGGGATTCAGTAACATTCACGCCGGAAGTGAATTCAAACAGGGTTCTGGCGTCGTTCTCGTACTGTTTTCCCCAGGCCAGCGCCTTAGCATTAACTTCCGGAGCCACACCGGTGCAAACCTCAGCCAGCAGGGTGTGGAAGTAGGACATTTTCATGTCAGGCCACTTCTTTCCTGAGCGGGGCTTTGCTATCACGTTGTGAACTTCTGAAGCGGTGATGACGCCGAGCCGTAATTTGTGCCATGCATCATCCCCCTGTTCGACAGCTCTCACGTCGATCCCGGTACGCTGCAGGATAATGTCCGGTGTCATGCTGCCACCTTCTGCTCAGTGGCTTTCTGTTTCAGGAATCCGAGAGCTTTCACTGCTTCGACCTGTGTCAGTTCTGACGATGCGCGAATGTCGCGGCGAAATATCTGGGAACAGAGCGGCAATAAGTCGTCATCCCATGTTTTATCCAGGGCAATCAGCAGAGTGTTAATCTCCTGCATGGTTTCATCGTTAACCGGAGTGATGTCGCGTTCCGGCTGACGTTCTGCAGTGTATGCAGTATTTTCGACAATGCGCTCGGCTTCATCCTTGTCATAGATACCAGCAAATCCGAAGGCCAGACGGGCACACTGAATCATGGCTTTATGCCGTAACATCCGTTTGGGATGCGACTGCCACGGCCCCGTAATTTCTCTGCCTTCGCGGGTTTTGAATGGTTCGCGGCGGCATTCATCCATCCACTCGGTAACGCAGATCGGATGATTGCGGTCCTTGCGGTAAATCCGGCATGTACAGGATTCATTGTCCTGCTCAAAGTCCATGCCATCAAACTGCTGGTTTTCATTGATTATGCGGGACCAGCCATCAACGCCCACCACCGGAACGATGCCATTCTGCTTATCAGGAAAGGCGTAAATTTCTTTCGTCCATGGATTAAGGCCGTACTGGTTGGCAACGATCAGTAATGCGATGAACTGCGCATCGCTGGCATCACCTTTAAATGCCGTCTGGCGAAGAGTGGTGATCAGTTCCTGTGGGTCGACAGAATCCATGCCGACACGTTCAGCCAGCTTCCCAGCCAGCGTTGCGAGTGCTGTACTCATCCGTTTTATACCTCTGAATCAATATCAACCTGGTGGTGAGCAATGGTTTCAACCATGTACCGGATGTGTTCTGCCATGCGCTCCTGAAACTCAACATCGTCATCAAACGCACGGGTAATGGCTTTTTTGCTGGCCCCGTGGCGTTGCAAATGATCGATGCAGAGTGATTCAAACAGGTGCTGTGGAAGACCTTTTTCCATGTCGTCTGCCAGTTCTGCCTCTTTCTCTTCACGGGCGATCTGCTGGTAGTGACGTGCCCAGCTCTGAGCCTCAAGACGATCCTGAATGTAATAAGCGTTCATGGCTGAACTCCTGAAAATGGCTGTGAAAATATCGCCCGCGAAATGCCAGGCTGATTAGGAAAACAGGAAAGGGGGTTAGTGAATGCTTTTGCTTGATCTCAGTTTCAGTATTAATATCCATTTTTTATAAGCGTCGACGGCCTCACGAAACATCTTTTCATCGCCAATAAAAGTGGCGATAGTGAATTTAGTCTGGATAGCCATAAGTGTTTGATCCATTTTTTGGGACTCCTGGCTGATTAAGTATGTCGATAAGGCGTTTCCATCCGTCACGTAATTTACGGGTGATTCGTTCAAGTAAAGATTCGGAAGGGCAGCCAGCAACAGGCCACCCTGCAATGGCATATTGCATGGTGTGCTCCTTATTTATACATAACGAAAAACGCCTCGAGAGAAGCGTTATTGGTATGCGGTAACGCCGCGCTCAGGCGGCTTTGATAGTCATATCATCTGAATCAAATATTCCTGATGTATCGATATCGGTAATTCTTATTCCTTCGCTACCATCCATTGGAGGCCATCCTTCCTGACCATTTCCATCATTCCAGTCGAACTCACACACAACACCATATGCATTTAAGTCGCTTGAAATTGCTATAAGCAGAGCATGTTGCGCCAGCATGATTAATACAGCATTTAATACAGAGCCGTGTTTATTGAGTCGGTATTCAGAGTCTGACCAGAAATTATTAATCTGGTGAAGTTTTTCCTCTGTCATTACGTCATGGTCGATTTCAATTTCTATTGATGCTTTCCAGTCGTAATCAATGATGTATTTTTTGATGTTTGACATCTGTTCATATCCTCACAGATAAAAAATCGCCCTCACATTAGAGGGCAAAGAAGATTTCCAATAATCAGAACAAGTCGGCTCCTGTTTAGTTACGAGCGACATTGCTCCGTGTATTCACTCGTTGGAATGAATACACAGTGCAGTGTTTATTAGTATGCCTGTCTTTTAACCACATCAGGCTCGGTGGTTCTCGTGTACCCCTACAGCGAGAAATCGGATAAACTATTACAACCCCTACAGTTTGATGAGTATAGAAATGGATCTACTCGTTATTCTCGGACGAGTGTTCAGTAATGAACCTCTGGAGAGAACCATGTATATGATCGTTATCTGGGTTGGACTTCTGCTTTTAAGCCCAGATAACTGGCCTGAATATGTTAATGAGAGAATCGGTATTCCTCATGTGTGGCATGTTTTCGTCTTTGCTCTTGCATTTTCGCTAGCAATTAATGTGCATCGATTATCAGCTATTGCCAGCGCCAGATATAAGCGATTTAAGCTAAGAAAACGCATGAAGATGCAAAACGATAAAGTGCGATCAGTAATTCAAAACCTTACAGAAGAGCAATCTATGGTTTTGTGCGCAGCCCTTAATGAAGGCAGGAAGTATGTGGTTACATCAAAACAATTCCCATACATTAGTGAGTTGATTGAGCTTGGTGTGTTGAACAAAACTTTTTCCCGATGGAACGGGAAGCATATATTATTCCCTATTGAGGATATTTACTGGACTGAATTAGTTGCCAGCTATGATCCATATAATATTGAGATAAAGCCAAGACCAATATCTAAGTAACTAGGTAAGAGGAATCGATTTTCCCTTAATTTTCTGGCGTCCACTGCATGTTATGCCACGTTCGCCAGGCTTGCTGTACCATGTGCGCTGATTCTTGCGCTCAATACGTTGCAGGTTGCTTTCAATCTGTTCGTGGTATTCAGCCAGCACTGTAAGGTCTATCGGATTTAGTGCGCTTTCTACTCGTGATTTCGGTTTGCGATTCAGCGAGAGAATAGGGCGGTTAACTGGTTTTGCGCTTACCCCAACCAACAGGGGATTTGCTGCTTTCCATTGAGCCTGTTTCTCTGCGCGACGTTCGCGGCGGCGTGTTTGTGCATCCATCTGGATTCTCTTGTCAGTTAGCTTTGGTGGTGTGTGTGAGTCGTAGTCCTGAACGAAAACACCCCACGATTGGCTCATTTGCAGCTAATCCGGATTCGCACTTCCGGCCAATGCTTCGTTTCGTATCACACACCCCAAAGCCTTCTGCTTTGAATGCTGCCCTTCTTCAGGGCTTAATTTTTAAGAGCATCACCTTCAATGGTGGTCAGTGCGTCCTGCTGATGGCTTAAAATTACAAGAAAGATTGTATGTTGTAAACAAGAAATATTGTAAAAGGGGCATGAAAAACAAACTCCATTGTTTTTAAACGGAAAATAGTTTGTTTTTTGGTTATCGAGATTGAGGTGGGGATTACTGGTTGCAGGTTCCGACTACATCACCAACAAAGGATTTGGTTGATGTAAGTTGTTGCATACCTGGGATGTTCATTACTTTGGAGTAAAGAGCTTTTTTGTTTGTAGTGATTGACCAGGTTTCAACGGTTATTCCTCCTCCAGACTGGTATTCTCCTACCATAGTGTTCGATGACAAAGCAGTGTATTTCATCTCTGGATAGACGCCAGAAACTGATTCATAAACTGATGATTTATCGCCATTTATTGTTACGTGGAAAACGGAATCTTCCGTGCTGTCTTTTGTAAACTCGTAACGATCGCCATTCATTGCCCCGTACCCGTGCAGGTTTGTGACAATCCAGCATTCAGAATTGGCGCTGGTAGTTAAGAGTATTGAGAGTAGCGCCGCAATCCTGATCATACGAATTTTACCCTCGCTTCCACGACAACACCGATAATCTTGCAGTTCCCGTTGATAGGAGTCATAGGCCATGAAGGATTCAGGCCTTTCAGGTACTTCTGCCCGCCATCTATAACCAGTTTCTTGAATGTTGCTTCGTTCGCGTCAGTCAGTTTGGCTACAACAAGGCTTCCATTCACTGGCTCGCGTCCAGTATCTACTAACACCATATGACCTTCAGGGATGCTTTGACCTACAGGTGAGGTCATGGAATCACCTTCAACCTTCAGCCAGAATCCATCGCCTAATAAGTTAACGTCACTGTCATACCATTCATCAATGTCCTTGATATCGTAGGGTTCACAAGCTTCACACCACGAACCAGCTCTAACCATGCTAATCAATGGATATTTCCCTTTGGGCTCAACGTGCCCAACAAATCTAACATTCGAATCAGAGGTGCCATTGAGCAGCCAGTCAACACTTACGCCAAGAGCTGACGCAAGTTCTGGTAAAAAGCGTGGTCGCTTAGTTTTACCGTTTTCGAGCTGCTCTATAGACTGCTGGGTAGTCCCCACCTTTTGAGCAAGTTCAGCTTGGTTAAGTCCAAGCTGAATTCTTTTGCTTTTTACCCTGGAAGAAATACTCATAAGCCACCTCTGTTATTTACCCCCCCCAATCTTCACAAGAAAAACTGTATTTGACAAACAAGATACATTGTATGAAAATACAAGAAAGTTTGTTGATGGAGGCGATATGCAAACTCTTTCTGAACGCCTCAAGAAGAGGCGAATTGCGTTAAAAATGACGCAAACCGAACTGGCAACCAAAGCCGGTGTTAAACAGCAATCAATTCAACTGATTGAAGCTGGAGTAACCAAGCGACCGCGCTTCTTGTTTGAGATTGCTATGGCGCTTAACTGTGATCCGGTTTGGTTACAGTACGGAACTAAACGCGGTAAAGCCGCTTAAGACATTCCCGCTCTTACACATCCCAGCCCTGAAAAAGGGCATCAAATTAAACCACACCTATGGTGTATGCATTTATTTGCATACATTCAATCAATTGTTATCTAAGGAAATACTTACATATGGTTCGTGCAAACAAACGCAACGAGGCTCTACGAATCGAGAGTGCGTTGCTTAACAAAATCGCAATGCTTGGAACTGAGAAGACAGCGGAAGCTGTGGGCGTTGATAAGTCGCAGATCAGCAGGTGGAAGAGGGACTGGATTCCAAAGTTCTCAATGCTGCTTGCTGTTCTTGAATGGGGTGTCGTTGACGACGACATGGCTCGATTGGCACGACAAGTTGCTTCGATTCTCACCAATAAAAAACGCCCGGCGGCAACCGAGCGTTCTGAACAAATCCAGATGGAATTCTGAGGTCATTACTGGATCTATCAACAGGAGTCATTATGACAAATACAGCAAAAATACTCAACTTCGGCAGAGGTAACTTTGCCGGACAGGAGCGTAATGTGGCAGATCTCGATGATGGTTACGCCAGACTATCAAATATGCTGCTTGAGGCTTATTCAGGCGCAGATCTGACCAAGCGACAGTTTAAAGTGCTGCTTGCCATTCTGCGTAAAACCTATGGGTGGAATAAACCAATGGACAGAATCACCGATTCTCAACTTAGCGAGATTACAAAGTTACCTGTCAAACGGTGCAATGAAGCCAAGTTAGAACTCGTCAGAATGAATATTATCAAGCAGCAAGGCGGCATGTTTGGACCAAACAAAAACATCTCAGAATGGTGCATCCCTCAAAACGAGGGAAAATCCCCTAAAACGAGGGATAAAACATCCCTCAAATTGGGGGATTGCTATCCCTCAAAACAGGGGGACACAAAAGACACTATTACAAAAGAAAAAAGAAAAGATTATTTGTCAGAGAATTCTGGCGAATCCTCTGACCAGCCAGAAAACGACCTTTCTGTGGTGAAACCGGATGCTGCAATTCAGAGCGGCAGCAAGTGGGGGACAGCAGAAGACCTGACCGCCGCAGAGTGGATGTTTGACATGGTGAAGACCATCGCGCCATCAGCCAGAAAACCGAATTTTGCAGGGTGGGCTAACGATATCCGCCTGATGCGTGAACGTGACGGACGTAACCACCGCGACATGTGCGTGCTGTTCCGCTGGGCATGCCAGGACAACTTCTGGTCCGGTAACGTGCTTAGCCCGGCCAAACTCCGCGACAAGTGGACCCAGCTCGAAATCAACCGTAACAAGCAACAGGCAGTCGTGACAGCCAGCAAACCAAAACTCGACCTGACAAACACAGACTGGATTTACGGGGTGGATCTATGAAAAACATCGCCGCACAGATGGTTAACTTTGACCGTGAGCAGATGCGTCGGATCGCCAACAACATGCCGGAACAGTACGACGAAAAGCCGCAGGTACAGCAGGTAGCGCAGATCATCAACGGTGTGTTCAGCCAGTTACTGGCAACTTTCCCGGCGAGTCTGGCTAACCGTGACCAGAACGAACTGAACGAAATCCGCCGCCAGTGGGTTCTGGCTTTCCGGGAAAACGGGATCACCACAATGGAACAGGTTAACGCAGGAATGCGCGTAGCCCGTCGGCAGAATCGACCATTTCTGCCATCACCCGGGCAGTTTGTTGCATGGTGCCGGGAAGAAGCATCCGTTATCGCCGGACTGCCAAACGTCAGCGAGCTGGTTGATATGGTTTACGAGTATTGCCGGAAGCGAGGCCTGTATCCGGATGCGGAGTCTTATCCGTGGAAATCAAACGCGCACTACTGGCTGGTTACCAACCTGTATCAGAACATGCGGGCCAATGCGCTTACTGATGCGGAATTACGCCGTAAGGCCGCAGATGAGCTTGTCCATATGACTGCGAGAATTAACCGTGGTGAGGCGATCCCTGAACCAGTAAAACAACTTCCTGTCATGGGCGGTAGACCTCTAAATCGTGCACAGGCTCTGGCGAAGATCGCAGAAATCAAAGCTAAGTTCGGACTGAAAGGAGCAAGTGTATGACGGGCAAAGAGGCAATTATTCATTACCTGGGGACGCATAATAGCTTCTGTGCGCCGGACGTTGCCGCGCTAACAGGCGCAACAGTAACCAGCATAAATCAGGCCGCGGCTAAAATGGCACGGGCAGGTCTTCTGGTTATCGAAGGTAAGGTCTGGCGAACGGTGTATTACCGGTTTGCTACCAGGGAAGAACGGGAAGGAAAGATGAGCACGAACCTAATTTTTAAGGAGTGTCGCCAGAGTGCCGCGATGAAACGGGTATTGGCGGTATATGGAGTTAAAAGATGACCATCTACATCACTGAGCTAATAACAGGCCTGCTGGTAATCGCAGGCCTTTTTATTTGGGGGAGAGGGAAGTCATGAAAAAACTAACCTTTGAAATTCGATCTCCAGCACATCAGCAGAACGCCATTCAAGCTATCCAGCAAATCCTTCCAGACCCAACCAAACCAATCGTAGTAACCATTCAGGAACGCAACCGCAGCTTAGACCAGAATCGAAAGCTTTGGGCTTGCCTTGGTGACGTCTCTCGTCAGGTTGAATGGCATGGTCGCTGGCTGGATGCAGAAAGCTGGAAGTGCGTTTTTACAGCAGCATTAAAGCAGCAGGACGTTGTTCCTAACCTTGCCGGGAATGGCTTTGTGGTAATAGGCCAGTCAACCAGCAGGATGCGTGTAAGCGAATTTGCGGAGCTATTAGAGCTTATACAGGCATTCGGTACAGAGCGTGGCGTTAAGTGGTCAGACGAAGCGCGACTAGCTCTCGAATGGAAAGCGCGATGGGGAGATCGGGCTGCATGACTATCAAATCAAATACGCCAGCACACGACAAGGACTGCTGGCAAACGCCGCTTTGGCTTTTTGATGCACTGGATATTGAGTTTGGATTCTGGCTGGATTCGGCAGCGAGCGACAAAAATGCTCTGTGCGCTCACTGGTTAACTGAGGCCGACGACGCGCTAAATTCTGAGTGGATAAGCCACGGTGCAATCTGGAATAACCCACCGTACAGCAATATCAGGCCGTGGGTGGAAAAAGCCGCTGAGCAGTGCATACAACAGCGACAGACGGTAGTGATGCTTGTGCCAGAGGATATGTCTGTCGGATGGTTCAGCAAGGCTCTGGAGAGTATTGACGAAGTTCGCATCATCACTGATGGACGGATTAATTTTATCGAACCATCGACAGGGCTGGAGAAGAAGGGAAACAGCAAAGGTTCCATGCTGCTGATTTGGCGACCGTTCATCAGTCCTCGACGGATGTTTACTACCGTATCCAAAGCGGCATTGATGGCGATCGGGCAGAGCGTCAGGAGGGCAGCATGAGACGACAGCGACGAAGTATCACCGACATCATCTGCGAAAACTGCAAATACCTTCCAACGAAGCGCTCCAGAAATAAACGCAAGCCAATCCCAAAAGAATCTGACGTAAAAACCTTCAACTACACGGCTCACCTGTGGGATATCCGGTGGCTTAGAGAACGTGCGAGGAAAACAAGGTGATTGACCAAAATCGAAGTTACGAACAAGGAAGTGTCGAGCGAGCTTTAACGTGCGCTAACTGCGGTCAGAAGCTGCATGTGCTGGAAGTTCACGTGTGTGAGCACTGCTGCGCAGAACTGATGAGCGATCCGAATAGCTCGATGCACGAGGAAGAAGACGATGGCTAAACCAGCGCGAAGACGATGTAAAAACGATGAATGTCGGGAATGGTTTCACCCTGCATTCGCCAATCAGTGGTGGTGCTCTCCAGAGTGTGGAACCAAGATAGCACTCGAACGACGAAGCAAAGAACGCGAAAAAGCGGAAAAGGCAGCAGAGAAGAAACGACGACGAGAGGAGCAGAAACAGAAAGATAAACTTAAGATTCGAAAACTCGCCTTAAAGCCCCGCAGTTACTGGATTAAACAAGCCCAACAAGCCGTAAACGCCTTCATCAGAGAAAGAGACCGCGACTTACCATGTATCTCGTGCGGAACGCTCACGTCTGCTCAGTGGGATGCCGGGCATTACCGGACAACTGCTGCGGCGCCTCAACTCCGATTTGATGAACGCAATATTCACAAGCAATGCGTGGTGTGCAACCAGCACAAAAGCGGAAATCTCGTTCCGTATCGCGTCGAACTGATTAACCGCATCGGGCAGGAAGCAGTAGACGAAATCGAATCAAACCATAACCGCCATCGCTGGACTGTCGAAGAGTGCAGGGCCATCAAGGCGGAGTATCAACAGAAACTTAAAAAACTGCGAAACAGCAGAAGTGAGGCTGCATGAATATCTACGAAAGAATTGATGGCAGCAAATACCGAAATATTTGGGTAGTTGGCGATCTGCACGGATGCTACACGAACCTGATGAACAAACTGGATACGATTGGATTCGACAACAAAAAAGACCTGCTTATCTCGGTGGGCGATTTGGTTGATCGTGGTGCAGAGAACGTTGAATGCCTGGAATTAATCACATTCCCCTGGTTCAGAGCTGTACGTGGAAACCATGAGCAAATGATGATTGATGGCTTATCAGAGCGTGGAAACGTTAATCACTGGCTGCTTAATGGCGGTGGCTGGTTCTTTAATCTCGATTACGACAAAGAAATTCTGGCTAAAGCTCTTGCCCATAAAGCAGAAGAACTTCCGTTAATCATCGAACTGGTGAGCAAAGGTAAAAAATATGTCATCTGCCACGCCGATTATCCTTGTGACGAATACGAATTTGGAAAGCCAGTTGATCATCAGCAGGTAATCTGGAACCGCGAACGAATCAGCAACTCACAAGACGGGATCGTTAAAGAAATTAAAGGCGCGGACACGTTTATCTTTGGTCATACGCCAGCAGTGAAACCACTCAAATTTGCCAACCAGATGTATATCGATACTGGGGCAGTGTTCTGCGGAAATCTCACATTGATTCAGGTACAGGGAGAAGGCGCGTGGGCATAAGAGAACTAAACCTCACCAAAGAACAGCATGAGTGGCTGAATGGCTGGCTTGAACTGTGGGGCGCATGGGTTTATTCAGGTCGTCTGGAAAAGCGCATGAGCAGCGTAATAGCGAAGTTCATGGAGAGCGTAGAGCCGGGAAGAGTTATGACAAGGCCAATGTGTAATGATGATGATGGAATGTTGATTTCTCAGGTCGTCGATTCCGTCATGTACATTGACAAGAAAGCCTTTGGAATCCTCCTCAGCTACTACGCTCATGGCTCTTCCAAGCACGCCATTGCATCTTACTATCATCGCGTCGCAAGACCTCGCAAGATGTTATGCCGTGGCGGCGGGCGCATTCAAAAACCATCGCTCGCAACCTGTCGACGGGAAGTTGACGAAATCCTTAATGCCTCGTTGTTTATGATTTACCCGGTTCTGGATAGTGCGTTTAAAAATCGGAAACGTGTAGAGAAAATTAAACATGTAGCATAGAACGTGTTGACATCATTGAGCAAATGAGCAACACTATTGGCATAAGCTGCCGTTAGTGACTCTTAAGTTGCAACGGTGGCTTTTTTTATTTGGGTCAGTCGTATAAAGGTCATTACGGAAGGCTGTTAACCTTCTTATCGTGGTTCGAGTCCACGCTGTCCCGCCAAATATGCTGGTTTAGCTCCAATGGTAGAGCAGTCGCCTTGTAAGCGAATGGGTAGCGGTTCAAGTCCGTTAACCAGCACCATAACTGAGCCGTAGCCACTGGCTATCCTGAATTCATCAGTGATAGTTACGCTGCGGCATTCTACGCATGACCTTCGTGAAAGCGGGTGGCAAGAGGCTGCGCTAACAACCTCCTGCCGTTTTGCCCGTGCATATCGGTCACGAACAAATCTGATTACTAAACACAGTAGCTTGGATTTGTTCTATCAGTAATCGACATTATTCCTAATTAAATAGAGCAAATCCCCTTATTGTGGGTAAGACATGAAGATGCCAGAAAAACATGACCTGTTAGCCGCCATTCTCGCGGCAAAGGAACAAGGCATCGGGGCAATCCTTGCGTTTGCAATGGCGTACCTTCGCGGCAGATATAATGGCGGTGCGTTTACAAAAACAGTAATCGACGCAACGATGTGCGCCATTATCGCCTGGTTCATTCGTGACCTTCTCGACTTCGCCGGACTAAGTAGCAATCTCGCTTATATAACGAGCGTGTTCATCGGCTACATCGGTACTGACTCGATTGGTTCGCTTATCAAACGCTTCGCTGCTAAAAAAGCCGGAGTAGAAGATGGTGGAAATCAATAATCAACGTAAGGCGTTCCTCGATATGCTGGCGTGGTCGGAGGGAACTGATAACGGACGGCAGAAAACCAGAAATCATGGTTATGACGTCATTGTAGGCGGAGAGCTATTCACTGATTACTCTGATCACCCTCGCAAACTTGTCACGCTAAACCTCAAACTCAAATCAACAGCAGCCGGTCGCTACCAGCTTCTTTCACGCTGGTGGGATGCCTACCGCAAGCAACTTGGCCTGAAAGATTTTTCTCCAGAAAGCCAGGATGCTGTAGCGCTGCAGCAGATTAAAGAGCGTGGCGCTTTACCGATGATTGACCGCGGCGATATTCGTCAGGCAATCGACCGTTGCAGCAATATCTGGGCTTCGTTGCCGGGGGCTGGTTACGGTCAGTATGAACATAGAATCGGTGACCTGATTGCCCGATTTAAAGAAGCGGGTGGGGTGGTAAATGAAGCTGAGATATAAGCTGGTTATTGTTGCCTTCTTTGTTACCGTCATCGGTTCTTTTATCTGGTCTGCCGGGCATTACTACAGCAAATATCAGCACGAAAAGGAGCGTGCTGATGAGGCTGTACGAAATGCTGAATCTGCAACAGCCATTACCAGTAACGTCCTGCAATCTCTGCAAATCATCAATACAGTTATAGAGGCTAACCAGCATGCAAAACAGCAGATCGCACTGGAGTCACAGAGAACCCAGGAAGATATCAAAGTGGCTGTTTCGGGTGATGATTGCGCTGTTCGTATCGTTCCTTCTGGCGCAGTTAAGCGGTTGCACGAATACGCGAACGGTATACGTGTCGGTGCCGGTCGTTCCGTTACCAGCCAGTCTGACGGATGAAACACCCCAGCCAGATTTACCCGACCCGTTTACGTGGGGAGCTAGCCTTAACCTGAATGTTGCGTTGTTGTCAGCGTTAGCACAGTGCAACAGGGATAAGGCTGATATCAGGGCTTTTGAGAAAAACAGGGCAGCACAAACCAATGGCACGATTAAACGTTAAAGTTATCCCACCAGACAGCGAAACGATGAACGGGATTTTTGCAGAGATTGAACGTAAATATGCGCATCAGCCGATGACGCCAAAAGTTATCGATGAAATGCAACGCGAAGCGGCGCGCCTTGTACGGCGAGCGACAAACACGAAGGTTACGTTCGTTCGGGACTGACATTACAGAAGCTCCTTTGATAAGGGGCTTCGATAATGTCACTAAGAGGAAAAATTCATGGCAAAACCGGACTGGGAGGCCATCGAAACGGCGTACCAGTGGCGGGTGAAGTATAGGGCATCTATTTATTCATCATTTGAAAAAAGAGTTGTCCGGATAGGTTTCAATAACGGTTATGTTTGAAAGACGCGAGGGGTTAACCGTGAACTCATTTTCACCAAGATAACGACTGTGGGCATTGGGGCCAGCTAATATAGAACAGGCTGGAGCTTCAGCTCTTAACAGCAAACCTGGTGATTTGTATGCATTCAATCCACGACCAAACTTCTCGGCGACTGAAATGTCCGTTGTCCAGCAAAATCCAATGAGCCCTTTATCGAACCTGTCTTTATTTTCCCCCCGATAAAGTACAAGGCTGTCACCATCATATGTTGGCAATAAGAGCGTTAATAGTTTGAGGAGAATTGAGTCGTCGTTGATCTTTTCACGTATAAAGGCCCCAGACTCAACCCATTGACTATGGAATGAATTTTTCATGGCAATTGATACTGGCTTTGCGTTATCGATGCTTTTGATAAACTCAACCCATCTGTTCCGACTGTGAATGTAATCAAGAAATTTCCTCTCATCGGACACCTTCGATTGAGGGCGGTTATAAGCTGCGAAATCTTCTAACTTCATAATTTCCTCAGGTATATCAATGGCACTCACCGACAAGCAAGAAATGTTCTGTCGCGAGTACCTCATCGATTTAAACGCCACGCAAGCGGCTATTCGGGCGGGGTACAGCGCAAAGACAGCTAACCGTACCGCATCCGAAAACCTGTCAAAACCTGACATACAATTCAGAATCGCTGAACTGAAAGCGCAACGCAATGATCTTGTTGGTATTAATGCAGAATATGTACTTAATCGCCTTATTGAAATCGACCAGATGGATGTGCTCGACATTCTCCTGCAAAACGGTGAGCTAAAGCCCATTAAAGACTGGCCTAAGGTATGGCGCACAACGCTATCAGGAATGGATGTCGTGGAGATGGTATCCGCAGATAGCGCCGCACTTCTGAAGAAAATCAAATGGCCTGATAAGGTTAAAAACCTTGAGTTGCTTGGGCGTCATGTTTCTGTTCAGGCGTTTAAAGACAACGTCAAAAATGAAGTGACTGGCGCTGATGGAGGACCAGTCAGAACAGAAATTACCAACTTAACGCCGGAGCAGGCTGCAGAGGCGTATAGAAAAATGATGGGCTAAGTATGCCGTTACCATTCCCCTTCGATTTTAAACATCCTGATTACCAGATGGTTTTTGAATGGCGGATGGAACGCTTACAGCGCATTCGCCAGAATCCTGAAATATTGCCTGCACTAAAACAGTTTTACCGAACCAATCCGGCTCAGTTCATCATCGACTGGGGCATGACAACGGACCCGCGTAATATTGATTATGGCCTGCCGGTGACCATTCCGTTTTTACTCTTCCCTAAGCAGGAGGAGTGGATCCACTGGATTATGGAACGCTGGGGCAATCGGGAGAATGGTATTACCGAAAAATCCCGTGAAATGGGGCTCAGTTGGACCGCGATCGGACTGGCCTGCTCGCTTTGTCTCTTCAACAAAGAAATGGTTATCGGTTTCGGCTCCCGTAAAGAGGAATACGTCGACAGCACCGGTGACCCGAAAGCATTGTTCTGGAAGGCGCGCAAGTTCGTGGAAACACTACCTGTAGAGTTTCGCGGTTCGTGGAGCGAGAAGAAGCACGCGCCATATATGCGTGTTGAGTTTCCTGAAACTGGTGCCGTTATCAAAGGCGAGGCTGGCGATAATATTGGTCGTGGTGACCGTACCACGCTTTATCTTGTTGATGAGGCTGCATTCCTTCAGCGTCCTCTGCTGATTGATGCGGCATTGTCACAAACGACGCGTTGCCGTATTGACCTGAGTTCAGTTAATGGCATGGCGAACCCGTTCGCTCAGAAGCGTCATGGCGGGAAGATACCGGTATTCACATTCCACTGGCGGGATGATCCTCGCAAGGATGAAGAGTGGTATCGCAGGGAATGCGAGAAAATCGATAATCCGGTGGTGGTGGCACAGGAACTTGATCTGAACTACAGCGCATCAGCGGAAGGCGTCCTGATTCCATCCGAATGGGTACAGGCTGCCGTTGATGCGCATATCAAACTGGGGATCCAGCCAACAGGCAAACGACTTGGCGCGATGGATGTCGCCGACGAAGGCAGGGACAAAAATGCCTTTTCCACCCGTCATGGCTTCCTCCTGGAGAATGTGCGGGAATGGTCCGGTGTGGGCAGCGACATTTATCAGTCCGTCGAGAAGGTTTTCGGCTTTTGCGAACAGGACAACCTCGAAGAGTTTCGCTTTGACGAGGACGGGCTGGGCGCTGGCGTTCGCGGCGATGCACGCGCTATCAACGAACTGCGTAACGCTGCGCGCCGACCGTCAATACTCGCCACACCGTTTCGAGGTAGTGGCGCGGTATTTGATCCGGATGATGAAGCTGTTCGCGGGGACAACGGGCAAGCCGCACGTCTGAACAAGGACTTCTTCGCTAACGCCAAAGCCCAGAGCTGGTGGCGGTTACGTAAACTTTTTCAGAATACCTGGCGCGCCGTGGTTGAAGGTATGGCTTACAACCCGGACGAAATCATCTCAATCAGCAGTAGCATGGCACTCAAAGATAAACTCATCATCGAGCTTTCGCAGCCGACCTATTCCATTAATGGTGTGGGAAAAATCGTTATTGATAAACAGCCTGATGGAACCCGATCGCCAAACCTTGCCGACTCGGTGATGATCAACTATGCCCCAATGAATTCAGCCCTGAACATCTGGGAGCTGCTAGGGAGACAGGCCTGATGGCACGAAACAAACAAGCCCTGCGGCGAACTGCGCAGGCCACAGCTGATGGTTATGAGAATTTTATTGCCCGCGTAGGGATACAGACGCCTAACCAGCACTCAGCATCGACCTACCGGGCTAACTTCACCAGCCGCAACCGCATGCTGGTGGAATGGTCCTATCGTTCGTCCTGGATCATCGGCGAAGCGGTCGACGCTATCCCGGACGATATGACCCGGAAAGGCATTCGCATCACTTCGGAGATTGACGCCAAAGACCGTGGCACCCTGGAAGCGCAGCTGGATGAGTTGCAGATCTGGGATGCGCTGAACGACGTGCTGAAATGGTCGCGCCTCTACGGCGGCGCGGTCGGCTTCATCATGATCGAGGGGCAGGCACCAATGACCCCGCTGCGGCTCGAAACCATTGGAGAAGGCAAGTTTAAGGGCATTCTCCCGCTCGACCGCTGGATGATTAACCCGGTCCTGACCCGCCGCATTAAAGAGATGGGGCCGGATCTCGGCAAACCTGAGTTTTACGACGTGGTGACCACTGCCACGGGCATTCCAGCCTGGCGCATCCATCACAGTCGACTGATTCGCTTTGATGGCGTCACGCTGCCATTTCAGCAGAAGATGACCGAGAACGAATGGGGAATGTCGGTTGTAGAGCGTATCTGGGATCGTCTTACCGCGTTCGACAGCGCTACTGTCGGCGCGGCGCAGCTGGTCTACAAAGCGCATTTGCGTACCTACAGCGTGGAGAAGCTACGCGAGCTTATCGCACTTGGTGGTCCTGCGTATGAAGCGTTGCTGAAGAATATCGACCTGATTCGACAGTTCCAGAGCAATGAAGGCATGACGCTCATGGACTCGCGGGATAAGTTTGAAACGCATCAGTACAGCTTCAGTGGTCTGGATGACATCCTATCACAGTTTGCAGAACAGATTAGTGGCGCTGTTGGTATCCCACTGGTGCGGTTGTTCGGACAGTCCCCGAAAGGATTTTCTACCGGTGATGCAGATCTTGCCAACTATTACGACCGGGTGAGCTCATTGCAGGAGCGCCGCTTACGGCTGCCGATGCGCCGGATACTGGACATTATGCACCGCTCGGAACTCGGTAAGCCACTGCCGGACGATTTCACGTTTGAGTTTAACCCGCTATGGCAAATGTCTGACGTTGACCGCTCAACGGTGGCCGTAAACACCACCAACGCGATCAGCACCGCGCTGGGCGACGGATTGATGACGCGTAAGGCGGCAATGACCGACCTGCGCGAAAACTCTGACGTCACCGGCATCGGGGCATCCATTACCGACGAGGACATAGAGAATGCCGAAGACGAAGCGCCGCCAGGCATCGGCGAACTTGGCGACAACCCGCCAGAGTCGCCAGGCGGAGATCCGATATCGAACGAGCCTACGGCAGATAGCGCGGGCGGTCGGGGATATCGTAAATGGGCGCTACGATGGTTCAAACGATAGCGTCACCGAAATCATGGATGCGCTGGAGCGCTACAGCGAAATCATCACCCCCTGGGCGACGAAGGTTGCTGAGAACTTTACCGCCGACATTGCGCGCCAGAATGAAAAGCAGTGGCGTCAGCACAGCCGGAACATCAGTGCAGAGCTGCGCAACATGGTTGACCGCGCCCCGGTAGGCCAGGTGATGAAATCCATCGTTGCCGAGCAGATTAAGTACATCAAATCGCTACCTCTTGAGGCCGCCGATCGGGTGTATGACATTCAGAACAAAGCCATCGAGGCCGTTGTGACTGGTGGCCGCGCTGAGCCATTCGCGAAAGAGATAGCTGCGTCCGGTGACGTGTCACGCTCACGAGCGAACCTTATCGCCCGTACCGAGCTTGGACGCGCAACCGGCGCGCTCGATCAGGCGCGTGCGCTGTCAATCGGCTCGAATGGTTATATCTGGCGTACAGCCGAAGATGGCGACGTCCGGCATTCTCATCGGGAGATGGAAGGTAAGTTTGTCGAATGGGGCCGACCTCCAACGCTTGACGGTATGACCGGTCACGCTGGTGAGCTGCCGAACTGCCGCTGTTACAAAGAAATCGTCTTCCCCAACCCTCATTCTTATCTCGCCTGAATCGCAGGTAAACCATGAAATATTTTTTCAATACCCGGCTGGGGGAAACCCGCTATCAGCTGGCTGACGGCTCGCTGCTGTGCAAAGACGTGCCGATAGGTCGAACGGGTAAGCAGCTCTACGGCGCTGCCGATCTGCCAAACCTCAAACCCGACAAGCTCGGTGAGATAGTCGTAACGCGTTCTCCTGAGCAGGTATTCCATCCGGCCACGCTCGCCTCATTCGAAGGGATGAGCATCACGATCCTGCATCCTGAAGATGAAAACGGGAATGTGCGGCTGGTAAATCCCGAGAACTGGAAAGAGCTTGCTGTCGGGCATCTTCAGAATGTGCGGCGCGGGACTGGTAACCAGTCTGATTTGATGCTGGCTGACCTTATCGTCAAAGACGAAAGCGCTATTCAGCTTATCGAAGATGGCCTGCGTGAAGTGTCGTGTGGCTATGACGCGGAGTACGAGCAGACCGAGCCAGGTAAAGCCGGGCAGGTCGATATTACCGGAAACCATGTGGCTCTTGTCCCTAAAGGCAGAGCCGGAAATCGTTGTGCAATTGGAGACAGAGACACAATGGCAAATCAAAAGAAAAGCTGGTGGACCCGCATGCGCACGGCCATCAAAACGGGTGACGCTGACACCATGAACGAACTGGTGGAGTCGGCTCCCGCATCGGTTACAGGAGATGAGGGGGATTTGCCGCAGGGCGTTAATCTCAACATCAACCTGTCCCCGCAGCAACCGCTACCGGACAAAGCACCAGAGATGGGCGGAGGTCCAACCGGCGACAGTGATGATGACCTCAAAACATTACTGAAAGCCCTGCTGGCTAAGCTGGAAGGAAATGCGACGGGCGATAACGACAATAAGCCTGACGATAATCCGACCGGTGACGGCGAGGACGATGAAGAGGAAACCACGATTACTGGTGACTCAGCCTGGCGTGCCGAAGTTATCGTTCCGGGTATCGATCTGAGCCGTAAGATGAAACCGACCGCGTTCAAACGTGAGGTTCTGGCTTCTGCTGACAAAACGCTGGTTCGCCAGATAGTCGGTGATGCGGATATCCGCAAATTACCGAAACAATCGGTCGACATGGCGTTTAATGCCGTGTCTGAAATTGCCAAAGGGCGAAACACCCGCGCCACCACCGGCGATGCACAGCGCCTAAACATGGGCATGACCAGTATCGCTTCCCTGAACAAACAAAACGCTGAATTCTGGGCAAACCGTAAAGGGTAAAAAATGAATAATGTATTTCTGTACCGGATGCCTGTTGGCATTACCGGGGCTGTCTCTCGCCCGCAGGACTTAACCGTCGAACCGGTGGTCCTTAAATCCGATAACGCCTTCGCTGCCTATGGGCTGGCTGGTAAATACGATGATGACGGTTTTTTCGTGCCGCTGGCAGATGGTGATACCGCAGACAAGGTGAAGGGGATCTACGTGCGCCCTTATCCTACCACGTCGCAGCCGGACATGGTTCGCCAGGTGGGGAGTGGCAAGAACTTCCCGGGCGACGCCATGAAGCGTGGCTACGTGACCGTTAACCTCGGTTCTGATTTTGATGCCAGCACCATCAAAAAAGGCGACCCGGTATACGTTGTCGTCTCCACTGATGAATCCATCAAAGTGCCGCTGGGTGGATTCATGTCCACGTCAGTCAGTGGCAAAAACGTGGTGCTGACCAACGCTGAATTCACAGGTGCCGGTGATGCTGACGGCAATGCAGAAATTTCCTGGAAGATTTAAGGAACAGACGAATGATTACTTTTGATCAGGCAACCGTTGACAGCTCTGGTGCCTTTCTCATCGGGGAGCTGGAGCGACTCGACCAGACGCTGAACCTGCCACTGGTGGGGTACACCTGGACCCGCGATATTCAGTTGCGTGAAGATGTCTCTATCGCAGATGACATTTCCAGCTGGACGAATACCAGCTTCGCCGCTGCGGGTACTGGTGCAAATCCGAATGGCAAAAACTGGGTAGGCAAAGACTCAACCGCTATTGCTGGCGTAAACGTGGATATCGGCAAATCCGGTAACCCGCTGAACCTGTGGGGGATGGAACTTGGCTGGACGGTCATAGAATTGCAGGCTGCTCAGCAGGTCGGACGCCCGATCGATACGCAGAAGTATGACGGGATGCAACTGAAATGGCAGATGGATAACGATGAACAGGTGTATGTTGGCGATTCCGCATTAAACCTGAAAGGCCTTGTTACCCTGAACGGTGTTCCTGTCAACAACGCTGCCAAAACGTGGGCAACCTCAACACCGGACGAAATCCGCGCAAGCATTAACCAGGTGCTGTCTGATGCGTGGGCCGCTTCCGGTTACTCTGTGGTTCCGCGTGATTTGCTGATCCCGCCTGAGCAGTTTGCTCTGTTGTCCAGCATCATCGTTTCATCTGCGGGTAACCAGTCCCTGTTGACGTACCTTCAGACCAACACCATCAGCTATCACCAGAACGGTGTTCCGCTGAATATCCGCGCGGTTAAATGGCTGAAAGGCCGTGGTGTGGGGAATAAGGATCGCATGGTTGCGTACACCAACGATAAAAAATACGTCCGCTACCCGCTGGTTCCGCTTCAGAGCGTGCCGGTGCAGTATCGCGGTTTGTACCAGATTGCGACCTACTACGGCAAGCTGGGTGCAGTCGAGCCAGTGTACAAAGAAACCATTTCGTACGTTGATGGCATTTAACAGCCATATGGCCCCCTGGCGGGGCCATTAAGGATGACCCGATGGCAAAAAATAATGCAGTAATACACGTACATACCCCGTTTGTGCTCACGCTTCCCGACGGTTCGCGGCGCGAGTTTGTTAAAGGACGTCATGCAGTGGAGGAAGACGTTGCCACGCACTGGTTCACTCGTGCGCACGCGGAAGTATCCGTTGGCAAAGCCACAGACGCGCGTAACGAGGTAAAAAATGCCAAAGAATCAAAGTCTGCCAGCGGTAAGTGATTTTCGCCGCGACTTCCCGCAGTTTGCTGACCCTGCCAAATATCCCGAAGCGCAAATCCAGTTTCGTCTGAATCTGGCCGATGAACTGCTGAGCGAAAACGTCACCGGGAAAAAGTTGTTTCCGTACTTTGCCGGGTTGTTCGTTGCGCACTACATGACGCTCTGGGCGGCAGACAGCTGGGCGATGCTGGCTGGTGGTCCGGGCGGTTCAACCAATGGTGTTCAGTCCTCAAAGTCCGTGGATAAGGTAAGCGTCAGTTATGACACCAGCGCGACGCTGAATCCTGATGCAGGTTTCTGGAATAACACCCGATATGGCGCTGAATTTTATCAGTTGATCACGATGTTCGGTGCAGGCGGTCGCCAGCTATGAGTTTCAAAAGCGGTGTAACAACGAGGGTGGATAACGCTCAGGCCATTCTGGATGCGCTCAGGTCGTTAACCAAAAAAGATGTGCTGGTCGGCATCCCTTCGGAAGACAGCGAGCGGGATGATGTTCCGTTTGGTAATGCGAGCATCGGTTACCTCAACGAATACGGCTCACCGGCGCAAAACATCCCGCCACGACCTCACCTGGTCCCCGGCGTTAAATCGGTAGAAGAACAGACAGTGCCGCAGCTCAAAGCAGCGGCGCAGGCTGCGCTTGATGGTAATGCGGCGGGTGCGGAAAGAGCGCTCAACCGTGCCGGAACGCTGGCCGCTAATGGCGTCAGGCGTTACATGACCATTACCGGCTTTACGCCGCTTGCTGACAGTACTGTTGAAGCCCGGGCTCGTCGGGGGCGCAAGGGGGCAACACTGGAACTTACCCGGCGTGCTGCTGGCGAATCCCCGGGAACCGAACTGGCGAAACCATTAATTGACACCGGGCAATATCGCAGAGCGATTACCCATGTAGTGAGGGATAAAGATGCCGACTCTTGATGTAACAGATGTGCTTTTTGACCCCGATTTTTGCGACTTCAATTTGTGGGTAACACGCCGAGTGCAAACGGTTGATGAGGACGGGATCGGCAGCGACAGTGAAGTTAAAAAGCAGTTTGCCGGAGTCGTAACTGTTGATCGCTCTCTGGAAAACCGCCGTATGCAGGCAGGGCAGGTAATCAGCGGTGCAATTCTGATTGTGACGACTGAGCGACTGACGCAGGGACAGACTGGCCGTGATGCCGATATCGTGACGTATCAGGGTCGTGATTATCGTGTGACCTTCGTCGACCCGTATACAGCTTATGGGGCCGGATTCGTTCAGGCGCATTGTGAGTTGATGCCGTTTGATGGGGGAACTCCGGTTGAGCAATAACACCAGTACAGAGCGCGGATGGTTAATACCAACCAGTGGCGATCCGGATTATGACGAAGCGCTCGACAGGCTGTTAAGCCAGTGGATGCGTAACGTTTCCGGCCTGTCTGCCGGGATGGTTCGCCCGCGCTGGCAGAAAGAGCAGCCGCCACTGCTACCGGTTGAAACGAACTGGTGTGCGTTTGGGGTTATCGGATGGTCAGGTGATGACAGTCCGGCATTCACCAGACAGACCGATAATGGCTCTCAGCTCTGGCGGCATGAAACGATTGAGTGTATGGCTTCGTTTTATGGACCGGCGGGGATGGTGTATGCGTCCCGGTTTCGTGACGGTATATCTGTGCCGCAGAACAATGCAGCACTGAATGCGCTGGGGCTGTCTCTTGGCGATTACACAGGTCTGACTCCCTTCCCTGAACTTATTAATCAGCAATGGGTCCGCCGCTACGATATGACGGTGCGTCTGCGCCGGAAGGTTGTGCGCGAGTACGGTATTAAATCGCTGGTGGAAGCACCAGTCATCTTTTTCGGAGATTAAGCTATGGCACAGGGCTTGCCTGTATCAAACGTTGTTAATGTTGATGTGATCATGTCGCCGCGTGCAGCATCAGGGCGAAATTTTGGTGCATTACTCATTCTCGGCCCGTCCACAATCATTCCGGTAAGTGAGCGCATTCGCCGTTATTCTGCCGCGGAAGATATTGGAAAAGATTTTGGCGTGGAATCACCAGAATATAAGGCTGCGCAGGTGTTTTTCTCTCAATCACCGAAACCTCAGGAGGTTTTTGTTGGTCGTTGGATGAAAACGAATGGAGACAGCGAACAGGCCACGCCTGAGACGCTGGAGCAGGCTGTGAATGCCATGCTTGATTATACTTCATGGTATGGGCTGGGGATTGCAGACGATGCAGATATTCCGGATGCAGACTGGCTGAAAGTGGCTGCGGCGATCGAATCCTCTTCTGTAAGCCGTATTCTGGCGATTACGACAAGCGATGAGAAATGCCTGCAGACTGCATCCAGAGATGATTTGGCATCAAAACTGAAAACCGCCGGATATTCACGCAGTTTTATTCAGTATTCATCGGGTAATAAATACGCTGCGTTATCTGCATTTGGCCGGGCATTCACGGTTAATTTCAATGGCAGTAATACCGCGATTACGCTCAAGTTTAAGCAGGAGCCGGGTGTCGGGTATGAAACACTGACAGTCAGCCAGGCATCGGCACTTGATGCAAAAAACTGCAATGTGTTCGTGTACTACCAGAATGATACAGCTATCCTCCAGCAGGGAGTGATGGCTAACGGCGATTTCTTTGATGAACGCCACGGCCTGGACTGGTTACAGAATTATGTGCAGACCAACCTCTATAACCTGCTTTATACCAGCACCACGAAAGTTCCCCAGACTGAAGCCGGTATTACCCGACTGTTATCAAATGTTGAAAAATCACTGGATCAGGCCGTTCAGAATGGACTGATTGCTCCGGGCGTATGGAACGGGGGCGACCTTGGCCAGTTGTCATCAGGTGACACGCTGCCCAAAGGTTATTACGTATACGCCCAGCCGCTGGATGAACAGGCACAATCAGAACGTGAAGCCCGTAAGGCTCCGGTGATTCAGGCTGCAATAAAACTTGCAGGCGCGGTTCATTACGCTGACGTACAGATTAACGTTGTTCGCTAAGGGGAAGTGAATGTCTACCTATTCTTTTATGGATGTCACTGCGACGCTGACCGGGCCGACCGGTTCGATTGACCTCGGGTACGGTTCTGCAAGTTCTGAAGAGGGGATTGTGGTTGCGATGGGCGGTCCTAAAAACACCATGACCATCGGTGCTGATGGCGAAGTGATGCACAGTCTCCATGCAGATAAAAGCGGGACGATTACCGTTAACCTTCTGAAGACATCACCGACAAATAAAAAATTGTCGCTGGCGTATAACGCACAGAGCCAGTCTTCGGCCACATGGGGGAATAACGTTATTGTGATCCGAAACAAGGTCAGCGGCGACATCATCACGGCACGTAGTGTTGCGTTCCAGAAACAACCGGATAATGCCAACGCTAAAACCGGTAATACGATGCCGTGGGTGTTTGACTGCGGCAAGATTGACCAGGTTCTCGGGGAGTTTTAATACATGGAATTCGAAATCAAAGGCGTGAAATATCGCGCGGCAAAACTCAGCGTTTTTGATCAGCTGAAAGTGATCCGCAAACTTCTGCCGGTGCTGGCAGGAATGATGTCAGATTTCGGGAGCATTCGCTCCCGTTTGCCTGCTGATGGCAAAATCGACACCGTGAAATTCGAGCAGTTAAAACCGGTGTTTGAAACCATGCTCCCGCGTATCGCTGAGGAACTGTCTTCCCTGACTGAAGAAGATACCAACGCGATTATTCATCCTTGCCTGGCCGTAGTGTCACGTAAGCACATGGACGGATGGACGCCGGTATTCAACAGCGGTCAGCTGATGTTCGATGATATCGACCTGCTAACCATGCTGCAGCTGGTGGCGCGGGTGGTCGCCAATTCGCTGGGAAATTTTTTGCCTACACCCCTTACCAGCACGACGCAGAGCCTGCAACAGGGCTGACGTTTAACAGCCTGCCGGACGGGCTGTCCTACCTTCTCAATCCGGTTGACGCCGGGTTAATTCCTTATACAGCACTTAAAGATGGCTCTGTCGATTTGTATGACATTGCTCTCTTGAATGACCATCTGGCGGTAAAAGCGGATAACCAGCGGCGCATTGAGAAATGGAGAGAGGATAATGAACGCTGAAACTATTAAAGATTTCCTTGTCTCGCTTGGCTTCAGTGTGGATGATGCAGGCGCGAAAAAATTCGGTTCTGTCCTCGCCGGTACAACTACAAATGTCATCAAAATGGGGCTGGCTGTTGAAGGAGCTGCGCTGTCCGTGGTGGCCTTCACGGCCAAGATCGCCTCCGGTCTGGATAATCTCTACTGGGCGTCACAGCGCACCGGCGCGACGGTTCAGGGGATTCAGTCTATTGGCTATGCGGTTTCGCAGATTGGCGGCAGCGTGGACGCTGCGCGATCTTCTCTGGAAAGCCTCTCCCGGTTTATTCGTAACAATCCCGGTGCAGAAGGCTTTCTGAATCGCCTGGGCGTACAGACCCGTGACGCCAGCGGCAACATGCGCGACATGGCCGCTATTTTTACGGGTGTCGGACAGAAGCTCAGCAGCATGCCGTATTACCGGGCTAACCAGTATGCGCAGATGCTGGGCATTGACGAAAATACCCTCATGGCGATGCGCCGGGGTGTGGGTGATTTCTCCGGGCAGTACAGCGCAATGGCGAAAGCTATCGGCTTCAATGCTGACGAGGCGGCCAGAAGCTCCAACAAATTCATGACCTCCCTGCGCGAGTTCGGCGCGATGGCAGGTATGGCCCGTGACAAAATCGGCTCTAATCTTGCTGGTGGTCTGGCGGGTTCGCTGGACACACTGCGCCGCCACATCCTCGATAACTTCCCGCGCATCGAGCAGACCCTGACGAAAGCCATAAAAGGCATTCTGGCGCTCGGAGACATCATCGGGCGGCTGTTCTTCAGGCTAATTGAGGGAACATCCAGCCTTATCACCTGGTGGCAATCGCTGGATAAGCAAACGCGGGAGCTCATCTCGCTGTTTGGCGCGCTGACGATTGCGCTGCGCATTCTGAACAGTACGTTCTGGATGTCGCCGATTGGCCTCATTACCGCGCTGGCGGCGGGGATTGCCCTTCTGTGGGAGGACTATCAGACCTGGAAGGAAGGCGGCGACAGCCTGATTGACTGGGGCAAGTGGAAGCCGGAGGTCGATGCCGCGCTGAAGATGGTTCGTGACCTGAAAGGGTCTGTTAATGAACTGGTGAAAGCGCTGGCGAAACTGCTCAATATTGACCCCAAATCATGGTCCCTGAAGTGGGATTTCAGCAACTTCATCGACCAGATGGGCGAATTCAGCAAAATGCTGAACATGATCGCCGACCTGCTCAACGCTATCAAAGATGGCCGCTGGGCTGATGCCGTCAGCATCGGCAAACAGATACTTAATCAGGGCAGCGAAAATCCGTCAGCGATGCCGATGGTTACAGACAGCGCTAACAGTACTGCCGACTGGATTAAAGAGCACTGGGGATTCGATCCCCGCAGTGTGGGCCGGACGGTACGCGGCTGGTTTGGTGATGATGAGCCGGAACAATATGCACAGGCTACGAAACGAGGAGAACGGAATAACAATCCGGGAAACCTTAATTTTGCTGGTCAGGCAGGGGCTTCTCTTGAACGCCCGGGCGGGCGATTTGCCAGATTTGAAACTGCTTTTGATGGATTACGGGCTCTTGCTCGTCAGTTAATGCTGTACGCCGGACGGGGAATAAACAGTGTGGAGAAAATTATCTCTACCTGGGCACCTGCGTCTGATAATAACAACACAACTGCGTATATCAGGGCTGTATCGCAACGACTGGGAGTGGATCCCCGGGCTGCCCTGAATATGAGCGATCCGCAAACCATGTCAGCATTGATGAGCAGCATTATCCAGCATGAAAATGGAAGAAATATCTATTCTCGAGAGCTGATTAATAAGGCTGCCGTGGCGGGAATTAGTGGCAAAATGACAGAGGTTAACCAGCAAAATACTTACCACATTTACGGTGGCGGAGATCCGCACGCTGTCGGTAATGAGGTTGCACGTCGGCAACAGTCTGCAAATGCTCAGGTCATGCGAAGTAATCAGGTGAGGGTGGGTTAGTGGATATTCTCTCTACACTTTTTCATCAGCAGAGCAGAAAAATAGGAATGATTGTTCCCAGTATTGTTATTTCAGAGAAGCATACAGATATGCTTGAAATAACAGAGCATCCGGTAGAGGTCGGGGCCGCTGTCGCTGATCATGCCTATAAAAAACCGTCAGAAGTGGTGATGGAGGTTGGTTTCGCCGGTGGCGGCGCATTGCTGGATTTTGCCAGTAATCTGACGGCTACCAGCCTGCTCGGCCTGAGTCCTCAGCAGACGTATCAGGAGCTACTGGATCTGCAGGAAAGCCGTATCCCCTTCGATGTGGTAACCGGTAAACGGCTGTACAGCAACATGTTGATCCGGGCGCTGGAAGTGACGACGGACAAGACAACCGAAAACGTCCTGTCCGCCGTCCTCACCCTGAGGGAGGTCATTATCTCCCGGACACAGCAGATTACCGTCGCGGATAAAACCAACATGAAGGAAGGGGCCAGCACGTCGGCGGTACAGAACAGCGGCAACAAAACCACAAAGCCTCCAGATACTTCACTGCTGAAAAGCATTACGGGTAACGTGGCGTCATTACTGGGAGGCGGCTAATGACAATTCAGGAAATTCCGCTGACAGCGGACAACCAGCAGTTCAGCATCGTCCTGGGTGGTGTCACTTGGCAGATTAGCATCATATGGCGCGATCCTTACTGGATTATGGACCTGCAGAACGACAGAGGAGAGCCGGTAATCTCCGGTATTCCTCTCGTCACTGGCGCTGATCTGCTGGCGCAGTACGCCTGTATGGGGCTTGGTTTTAAGCTGGTGGTGGTCTGCGATGACAACACACAGGATTATCCCACGAAAACTGATCTGGGCGGTCGCAGTCATTTACTGGTATCAACGGAGTAAGCATGTCACAGAACTGGATGAGACATTTCGAGCTGCAGCTTGTGGACGGGAACGGTCAGGGAATTGAGCTAAGTGATTTCAAAGTCACCTTTACGATCGACTGGTTCAACATCAGCAGCGCGTCCCGGGTAGGGACTATCAAAATTTATAACCTCTCGGCAGATACTGTGAACCGAATTACCGGGCAGGAGTTTTCGAAAGTGCGGCTGATTGCCGGTTACGACGGTATCGCGCCGGAGGTGGCGGCAAGCGACGTCGTGACCGTGCGCGAAGTCGACGCGGCAGATGTGGGCCAGAGTGATGGCCGCAACTACGGGCTGATTTTCAGCGGAGAAATTCGCTACTCGGTCACAGGAAAAGACAGCCCTATTGATTCCTATGTCCTGATTCAGGCAGCAGATACGGATCTGGCATTTGCCACCAGTATAACCTCGCAGACGCTGGCGGCCGGTTACACGGTCGCAGATGTGAACCGTGCGCTGATGAAAGACTTTGAGGCCAAAGGCGCGACCGAAGGACTGACGCCTGAAATGCCTGCTACCGTATTCCCTCGAGGGCGGGTGCTGTTCGGCATGACACGGCATCTTATGGATAACGTGGCCGGACAATGTGGCGCAACATGGCAATTTGTGGACGGTCAGCGCCAGATGGTGGCGAATAACGAGTATGTTCACGACGCGATTGTGCTCAGCAGCGCCACCGGGCTTATCGGCATGCCGCAGCAGACCATCGGCAACGGCGTAAACGTCCGCGCTCTTATTAATCCGAACATCCGGGTTAACGGGCTCATTCAGCTGGATCAGGCTTCCGTCTATCGTACCGCGTTGTCGAACAACGATATTGCGATGGCTGGTGGTCAGATCACCGACCAGAACACGGACGGAAATATCACGCTAAGCGGCACCACAGCACAACCTGCCAGCATCGCAACGGATGGCGTTTATATTGTGCGCGGGATTATGTACACTGGCGATACAAGGGGCCAGGCGTGGTACATGGATATGATGTGCGAAGCGCGTGGCGCGGCGGATCTCCGCACTCAGGACTCGCTTAACCGGGGGTAAATGTGAAAGCCTTAGCCATTTTAATTGTTGCCTTTATGTCATTTGGGGCATCTGCAAGCGGTTACACCGCTTATTGTGGACCTTACACCATCACTGCAAGGTTGGGGGAAATGGACATGATTAACGGTGAACGCGTCACATCTCAGAAAATTACAAATCTTGGTGCTGATGGCATTAAGATTGATATGGGGCTTATGCCTGCCAAAGACGGTAACAACTACGGCTTTGAATACATTCGTCGCCCTGGCACCGAAACGCGTTTCCTGAACGTCCAGCTTCTGCAGAACAGCATGGATGCACCGAAAATCATCGGATCTTTCCCGTGTAAAAAAGTGGCTGGGCGATGATTTTTGACGTCCATAATATTATGGATGAACTGTTGCCAATTGCGCTAATTTTAACAAATTAATACTGGTTAACGCATTTTTTGAACCATCTGTACACAGTAGTTGTCTACACTTTACCTTAAAGGTAAACTCTGCGCTCCACTGATGTTCACTATGGGAGGGGATATGAGGAAAATCGTTAATCGTTACTTAGCCGCTGCCGGTAGTGTTATGGACATTATGCCGACTACAGATTACTGGCAATATGCTGCTTCTGGATCTGATTGTCGGGCAATAAGAAGTGATGTTAAAGTCATTGCAAGTGACATGAACAGAGTTATCAGGTATGAGTTCAAAACCCCGCAAGCAGGCGGCCGTTCTCAAAAAGCATCAGGAAAACAAAGCGTCGCAAAAAGCCGTTCCTGATTCGGATGGTATCGACGAAGATATTGATTCCTCGGAATATGATGAGTCTCAGGAAGTAGTGGAAAAGCTGTCTGCAGTTGCCAACCTTGATCCTGAGCTAAAATCGAAGTTAACACCTGAACTTCTTGAGAGAGTTTCTAAGAACCCGAAGGTTATTGCCATGTTTCAGCAGGAGTCTTTTCAGGGACCACTCCCACCTCCTGCTATGCTCTTACAATATAATCAAATATTACCCGGCGGCGCTGAGAGAATTTTCAGGCTAACCGAAAAAGAGCAAGAGCATAGGCATAAGACGCAAAGTGATGCATTACTTGGTGCGGTTTCACGCGACAAACGTGGGCAATGGATGGGATTTTGCATTGCAATGGTAGTGCTTATAATGGCTGCGTTTTTTGCTAATCGCGGTAACACTTGGTTCGCAGGTACTCTTGCTACTTTAGATCTCGTAGGATTAACTACAGTGTTTGTTTATGGTAGGAAGAAACCTAAATAATCCATACATCCTTTCAAACCCGCTTCGGCGGGTTTTTTGCTTTCTGGAGCCTACTAAATGGCAGTATCTGACCAGACCCGCAGCGGCGACCTTGCCGAAACATTCAAATCTGAACGGGAAACAACAAAGAACCAGATACGTGTTGCTTTGCCTGGCATCGTCCAGTCATTCGATCCTGATGCGGTGACAGCGGTTGTGCAGCCTGCGATCCGTTCGGTTGAAAAGGATAATGACGGCAACCGCATTACCCAAAATTACCCATTGCTGGTGGATGTACCAGTGGTATTCCCGCGCGGCGGCGGCTGCACGTTAACTTTCCCGGTGGAAGCCGGCGATGAATGCCTGGTGATTTTTGCCGATCGTTGTATTGATTTCTGGTGGCAGAGTGGCGGGATACAGGAGCCGGTCGATGACAGAATGCATGATTTATCGGATGCGTTTTGTATTGTCGGTCCCCAGTCGCAGGCAAGGAAGATTAGCGGTATTAATACCAGTGCCACACAGTTGCGTAGTGATGACGGCAGCACCTATTTTGAGCTTAATCCTGATACCAGGAAAATTAAAATTGTCGCTCCGGGGGGCCTTGATGTGGTTGCCCCTCTGGCTGATTTTTCTGAGAAAGTAACCATTCATGGCCTGTTAACCTGGATGGGGGGCATGGTGGGGTCTGTTGTTTCTGGTGTGGCTTCAAAAATCACTGGTGCTGTTGAGTTCTTGGGGAGCGTTAAGGCTAACGGCAAGCCAATCGATGATACGCACACTCATGGCGGTGTTCAGCGCGGTGGAAGCAATACCGATGGGGTAAACTGATGCGATACAGACGTGAAGACGCCGATGGTGATTACACCTTTGGCAGCGGTGATGACACCTGGCTGATTAACTCACCGGAGGCCGTGGCGCAGGCGGTAAAAACGCGATTCGAATTGTGGTATGGGCAATGGTTTCTCGACACCACCGAAGGGACTCCATGGATCCAGTCCGTGCTGGGCAGGCAGAAGCCGGAAACCTACAACCTGGCGATCCGTAAGCGCATTCTGGAAACGCAGGGCGTTAAATCAATCCTCTCTTTCAATACGACGGTGGATACCACGACCCGACGTGTCATGTTTTCCGCTGAAATCGACACTCTTTATGGAATAACGACTGTTACATCGGAGGCGTAATGGCTCTGAACCTTGATTCTCTCGGTTTATCTGCAAAGGTAACCGCGGAGGGGATCAGTGCGCCTGATTATCAGACGATACTCAGCACCCTGATTAGCTATTTTCAGCAGATTTATGGTAGTGATGCCTACCTCGAACCGGACAGCAAAGACGGCCAGATGGTGGCTCTGATGGCGCTGGCGATTCATGATGCCAATAATACGGCGATAACTGTCTACAACTGTTTTTCACCGGCAACCGGCTATGGGGCTGCACTGACCAGTAACGTGAAAATAAATGGTATTTCACGTAAAGGCGCGACGAACTCTACGGTTGATTTGCTTCTTACAGGAACTGCCGGAACAACCATCATTAATGGCAGCGTGAAAGACAGTAATAATGTGATATGGCGTTTGCCTGCTTCAGTGGTGGTAGGCGTGGATGGTACAGTGATGGTGACCGCAACATGTTCCGTCAGTGGTGCAGTGGCGGCGCTGGCTGGAACTATCACTGAAATTAATACGCCAACCCGTGGCTGGGTTTCGGTAACCAATCCTGCTGCAGCCACTGTGGGCACTCCGGCAGAAACTGACGCTGAGTTACGTATCCGCCAGTCGCAAAGTGTTGCGTTGCCATCAATAACCCCATTTGAAGCACTGGATGGTGCTGTTTCTAATGTTACCGGTGTAACCCGCCACAAACTCTATGAAAACGATACTGGTTCGGAGGACGGTAACGGGTTACCGCCACACTCTGTTGCTGTAATTGTGGATGGCGGTGATGTGACGGATATTGCTCAGGCTATCAGAGGGAATAAAGGCCAGGGGACATCCACTCACGGTACAACATCCGTTACGGTTCCGGATAAATACGGCAATCCCCATGTAATCAAATTCTCGCGCTCTAGTGATGTGCCTGTTTATGCCCGGATTAAATTAAAAGTTTTTACGGGTTATACCTCACAGATAGGGCAGCAGATCCAGCAGGCTATTTCCGACTATATCAATAGTCTGATGATTGGTGATTCGGTCCTTTTAAGTCGCATTTACTCACCGGCGAATCTTGGTGTGGTGAGTGGCGGGAATGCACGCTATTACGATATTCAGGAACTGACGATTGGGAAATCCCCGGGGGCTTTGTCGTCATCAAACATTGATATCAGATACAACGAATCTGCGTCCTGTACACCGGAAAATATCGTTATAACGGTGGAGTCATGAGCAAATATACCGAACTAATCACGAACTACCACGCCACCAAACCTAAATTTCTTGCACATGTTGATCTGATGACCCGGCCGCTTATTGATGTTGCGGCGGCCACCAGAGGGCTGATTACTGCATTTGATATTGACTCTGCGGTTGGTGTGCAACTTGACATTCTGGGATTGTGGATCGGACGTAGCCGTGTTGTCAGCCAGCCTATCTCAGGTGTCTATTTCAGCTGGGATACCGACGGGCTTGGATATGATCAGGGTGTATGGCAGGGGCCATACGATCCTGATTCCGGATACATGTACCTCAGCGATGAAACTTATCGTGTCATCCTTAAAGCGAAGATTGCGATTAATAACTGGGACGGACGGAATGATTCGCTTCCAGCAATTCTTGACGCTGCAACAGCAGGATCCGGGCTGCGAATGCAGATAGTCGATAACCAGGACATGACGATATCGGTCTGGGTCTTTCCTGATACTGATATTTCAGATGTATCGCGTGAGTTAATTGCGGCAATTAAACAGGGGTATCTAACAGTAAAAGCCGCCGGGGTATGGGCGGGGGGCATTGAAACACCTTCGGTGGAAACTCCATCGGAAGGCTCTAAATTTTTTGGTTTTGATATGGATAACGAATTCATCAGTGGTTTTGATGTAGGGGCATGGGGAGTATTACTCTGATGGCGAAAAATGACTTTAAAGCGTTTGCAACTGATCGAAATGCCAATGTTATGTCGCAGGAGGAATGGGAAACGTTGCCTGCGCTTATATCCGGATTTACAGCAGGGAAAGCATCCAGTGCGCAAGTCAATAAGGTTATTCGGCAGGCCAGCTTTATTGCTGCAGCTCTGGCCCAGTTTGTAAGTGATAAAACGCAACGGGATGTGCTTGATAATGGTGATCTGCCCGGTTTTGTTGAATTGCTGGAATCGGGGTTTGCTGTTGAATACCTGAGCCGCAAGAATCCGTTTGGCGATATCAAATCGGATGGCACTGTGCGAACGGCTCTCGAAAACCTTGGTTTGGGAGAAGCGGCAAAACGGGATGTGGGAACAGGGGAAAATCAGATACCGGACATGGCCTCTTTTGCCAGTGGTGATGGATGGATGAAATTACCCAACGGGAAAATCCTGCAATATGGTCGTGGTGCGGTTACGCCGACATTATCGACGCAAACAATGAGAATTACATTCAGCATCCCTTTCCCCAAAAAAGCGGACTGCGCCATGCTTACTCATTCTGGTGATGGCGGTGCGCCTTTAGGCGCTGGGCGGGGATTCATGATGACCGCAGAAGGCCCAACGTTAACCGGCTTTAATTCTGCTTACAGAACGTCATCAACCAGCGACACGGTATCGATGAATTACAGTTGGTGGGCTGTTGGTGAGTAA